CTAAATGATGAACTTATTGCCAATGGTATTTGCGGCAGTCGCATCCATCTCTGGTACCCAATGGGCGTAGAGGTCAAGGGTGGTCGTAATGGAACTATGTCCCAACCTCTTGGACACCTCTTTGACATTGACACCATGCATCAGCAAGTAGGTTGCATGGTAGTGCCTGAAGCAATGGAAGGTGAAGCCCTCAGGTATCTCCGTACTCTTAGAGATGAACTTGTGTACCTTCATGCTTGCCGCCATGTATGTTACATGCCTCCCATGATGAATCCAGAGCTTTGTTGTCTTATCCGACCTCGGGGTCAACTCAAGGACAGCCCTAAGAATCTCTGGTTGCACATAGATTCTCCTATGGGATGATGAGGTCTTCAATGGTTGATTAGCACCTTCACGGGTGACTTGAGAATCTATATTTATCGTATTGTTCTCTAGGTCAATATCGTGTAGTCTGTCAATATCTAGGAGCTCACCTAAACGTGCTCCAGTAGCCACAGCGAGAAGAAGCAGGGGATATACCTTGAAGTCACCTTCAGGTGTTCCATAGTCTTCTTCCTTTGCCTCCTGCAATATCCTTTGCATTTGTGTCTCATTCGGAACCGCGACCCAATCAACTTTCTTTTGACTTAACCTCCTCTTTTTTGTCTTGGGCATAGGGGATGCCTCTATCAGGTTTCTCTCTAAAGCAAATTTGAATACAGAAGATAATCGTCCTTTATGATTCTTTAGGCTTGTTGGTGACAGTGGTGAGCCATCACGCTTCCTAAGATTATCAAGAATACTATCTATCATTGTAGCAGTTATTTTGTCTATTCTATAATCATACAGGGGAGAGAAGACAACATCTATCGTCCTTCTGTATCCTCGAAATGTATTGTCTCGCAGGTTTCCTTCTACATTGTCTAAATACATCTTCACGACATCCTTGAAGTACATTTTCTCACCTGTAGATTTTCCTGAAGACACCCTTAGTTCATGGACTTTCTTCATCAACTCTGTTTTGTTTTTTGCAGTAACAGCTTTTCGCTTCTGCTTACCATCTGCTCCTACACCAATCGTAATGGTCATCTTATAGTGACCATTGTATAACTTGGTGATGGAACCACCACCCTTGACGTTACGCTTTGTTGACATAAGTATCAACCTCCTAAGTTGAAATTTTGAAAATAAATTCGTGTACATATATGTCATGGCGGGCGCGCGCGTTTCCCCCGTGGCACCCTCTGGAACCTCTGGAATCAGCCGGAGCCTTTCGTTACCTCTGCTTCCTTTTACTTTCATTCCGGATCTATGCACACTTGAAGAAGTTCCTATAGATATATTTTACTTTAGGTGTCTTGTGGTGTCTAGCTCTGTCAAGTGCTTATCCGGTGCTTATCATAGTTAAAAAGTATTGTTATATGATACGCCCGAACGCGTGGTAGTTCTTTTCTTAGGGTGCCGAAAGGTGTCCTTTTTTTACACAAAGTTAGTAGTAGGTACTAAAAGTTGGTACCAAAGATAGCTTTGTCTGCTCGTTTTTTACTTTAGTATACTAAAGCGTTAAAGTCTATCTGTTTTGACCTTTTGGAACGCTATACAACCTTATGTAACCTATGGTATACTTAAACAAACCAATAGAAAAGGAGTAGTACAATGGAAAGTTTTCTCGTATATCTCGCCGGTGGTGTTGGCATGTGGGTCGACCCTATTCTATGGGTATCTCTATACGTGTTCCATCATCTATTTAAGGGGCATGTGTGGGAAATAGTAATTGCTACCTCTGTTTCCGTCGTGCTTATCGATATAGGGATACTATCTTTATTACATGCAGGAACTGCCTCATATAAACCCATAATACACTTTACATCTTATGTTGTCTTTTCCTGCCTTGTGGAACTTTTGATTTACTTTAAGAAATGCCATAAATAAGAACAACATAATAAAAGCCCTTCCTTGTGGTTTCTTTAGGAGACCTGAGGAAGGGCTTTTGTTACGCCTTTTTATTTGTCTTATTCTTTTTAATAAATTCCTCAATCCAACGACGAATTAAGGCACTAGCATTATAAGAATTTTCATTACAAATATCCATAAACTCATCCCGTAACTTTTCCGTAATTCGTACACCTATTCTTACCTCTTTTTCCATGCGATCACCTCCTTTTCTTGTAGTATATCAAAAAACACCTATTGTATCAACATGGGAAAAATTTTTATAAAAGGTGTTGACATGGGATAACATGTATGCTAATATGTGAACTGTCAGGAGGAAACATCCAGACAAAATTTTTTATCCTCTCATGGGATAACATGGGATAACTAAAGGAGGTGATGTGGTGAAACGTAAAAAGCCCATCATTAACTACTACATCATAGTAATCAATGGTGGGCAGGGGGACGAGCACGACACACTATACAAAGTATTGACATTACTTGTTAGTATAGCAAGCCTAATCGTTGCAATCGTCCTTAGGTAATCAAAGGGAGGATAGCTGAGTTAGTAACAGTCAAGGCGAAACCTCCCGATTACCTAAATTATACCACAAGATGAGAAAAGGGGGAAGAAATGTATAACTTCATTCTGCTGATTATTCAATTTTTAATCCTGGTTGTATTGTTGAGCCGTTGAGGCATGTCTGGTAATAGAAGGGAGACATAAAGATGTATATCTGTGTAGAAAGGGCCATGAACTGGGAGGACATCAAGGAGAATGAGTGGGCGGGCGCTGTGCCGGTGCTCGAAGAAATCGAAAAGCAGGGTAGGGAAGAGGAAGCTATGATCACTATGGCAGCACATTTCGCCGAAGACGTACCCGGCGAAGTTCAGTTGCATGATTTCATTCGGTATGAACTTGCAGATATGATGCATCTTTACGACTAGTTTGCGAGGATGTCTCAGGGTAATCTCTGGGACATCCCACGGAGGCTATAGGACTCCTAAATTACCACATGTCACACAAAAGGAGGAAATATCATGAACGCAAAAAGTATCAGCATTGAGTTAGAGGCCCGGTATCGCAAGGCGCGCTCTGCATGGAGTCGCGGAGTGCTCCTGTACGCCGATGAGCTCCTAGACAATATCAAGGATGACGGGAAAGTAACGGAGTCGCGCCTGCTGAACGGCGCAAGGGATTGGAAAGAATACAGCGAGGGCGGCTGTTCCCTCATCACAGACGAGGAGATTTGCAAGCGCCTCAGCGCACCATGGGAGATCCAGAGGACGAATGGCGGAATCCTCCCGCCGAACAGCCGGGAATCATGGATGGAGGTGCAGGCACGCGCTTTGTATCAGGCCGCGCGCCTCGTGCTAGAGTTAGCGGACGCAATGTAATCCCGGTCAGCCGATGACCTGCTAGGTGTCTTATGGGCAACCATAAGGCACTCATGGAAGCCATCAGGTTTCCGGAGTTACTACTTATGTCTGAAAGGAATGATGACAGATGAAAGCAAAATGGACGCCGGAGGCTAAAAAGCGCGTGCAGGCGATGACCATGCAGTATATCAAGGAGCTAAAAGAGCAGGGGTTTTCCATCAGGAAGTTAGAGAAAATCGACTTCAACGCTCGTTTTAATCATCATGGTTATTGCAGATTATATCGTGATTCTCCTACGTTTATCCTCGGGATCTCTGCATATCGTGTAGTAGATGGATGGGAGGCCGTCAAGGAAACTATTCTGCACGAGCTGTGCCATGCAATGGCCTCCTATGACTCCGGGCATGATGAGGAATGGCAGGGACTTGCAAAGAAGGTCGGAAGTATCTATGGCATTAAAATCACATATAAATCTCCGCACTCAATTAAGGCTTATGAAATCGCCTATAGGTATGTGGTCAAGTGTGATAATTGTGGGGCTACATGGCGATTCATGCGCCGGACAAAGTTTATCAAGGCCGTAGCTGACCATCATGCAACTAACTGGAAATGTAAATGTGGTCATCAGCACTTTTCATTGATGAAAGGTGAATAAAACAGCTCCTGCAAGGCGAGACACAAGGTAAAAAGTTGCTTGTGTCTCGTGTGTAGGTATCAGTCAAAGGGAGAAAAAGAGACATTCACATTAGTTATATCTTCAAATTCAATGATGTAATAGCAGTCCGCTAATATGTCATTTACGCGATAAGTACAGGCAGTAACTTTTTCTATGATAGGTGTATCTGGTATGATCTTGTTCTTTGCGTGTACCATACGGCAAGACTTGAAAGCCTTCCCTTTGTGGTACTCTGCCATCCTTAGGAACAGCAGGAAATAGCTTAGATACCCTGATAGAGACCTTAGGTGACCGGGGTACATCTGCAATCTAAATTCCGTATAGTCGCGCATGAAGTTCCGTATAAGCTCGCTAGCTTTCAAGCTATTAGAGGAACAGCAGGCATTATACAAGGTTTTCAATTCTGTTGGCACCCTCGTGGAAACAATAGAACCATAAGGATTTTCATCCTCATCTTTTGGATTCACTAGATACCTAGCATCACGCGCGGCAAGCATGTCTTGATTCTCATCCTCGTTAATGATTGTCTCAATGTAATTGCGGATGAATTGGGACATATTGAGACCGCGACGCATTGCAATGAGTTGAAGTTTCCTCTTCATGCTAGTTGAAAGGCGAAAGCGGATAGCTTCATCTTTTTCATCAAAATCCATTTTCATCACCCTATAACATGCTACCACATGTTTTACAAATTGTATAGTTAGCCTTGTGTCTACATGTAATACAAATTTAGGTGAGACACAAGATAGAGAAAAACCAGATGGAGGCACAAGTATATGAAATTTGAAGAATATGAAAAGCTATACGGAGGGCTCTACACACAGGAGCTCCTCCTAGAAGCGGAGGCAAAGCAGGAAGCAGAGGAGCACCTGAAGGAAGCTCTTGACAAGGCAAAGCGCGAGGGAGAAGGCGGCGAAGGGCACCTAGCAGGCAAGCTCATGAAGCACTCATGGGAGACATGCCGCAAGAATATCCACGCTCTCCTAGAGGACGCAAAGCACCCTAAGAAGACCACGCAAGGCGCTTGGCTCCTGCCAATGAAAGAACTTTTAGTCATCTATCGGGAAAAAGAGGAGGCTTTGGAAGACCTCCTAGTCCTCGCCGGACACAGCAAGGCGATGGATGCCGTGTTGATGTCGCATGATACAACACAGACCACCCTATCCAATGTGGCTATGCTGATTGGGATGCAAATCAAGCGGGAAGCGGATATTAAACGCTTCTACCAATGGGAAGAGGTCAACAAGGATACAGATGTCAAATGGCTGAAAAAGTCGATGGACAAGGGCATAGAACAGCGTGTACGTTCGTCCTATCGTGTGGCCTATGCAACAAACCGCATGAACAAGGAAGGATATGTAGGTCTCGCTTGGTCAAATCAGCAGGTGGAAGTTCTAGGCGCAAAGGTGCTTGAAATGCTCATTGCAGGTTCCGACTACTATGTCATTCGTGAAAGGGAAGTAAGCACAGGCCGGGGGACAAAGCATATCAAATCCGTGGATGCTACGGATTGGTTCAGAGCTACGTGGGAAAGTAATGAGTCCCACATGATCGCGAATGCAGTCCGCTACCTGCCGACCATCATCCCGCCGCGCCATTGGACTGACCCGCACGACGGGGGATATTATGGCGAGTCCGTGCTAGGAACTCAGCTTATCCGGCTGAAGGCACAAACAAAAACAAAGTTCCTGAAATCTTACAACAGGAAACTGTCCGCGATTGACCTTGGGGTAGTTTATGATGCCCTCAATGCCATGCAGGACACACCTTTTGTCATCAACAAATTCGCCTTGCAGACACTCAAGGAAATCTATGCGTCTGGTGGCGAACTCGGCGGTGTGCCTAGAACGGAACCATATCCGACACTTCCACGCCTCCCAGAGGATGCGCCTGAAGAGCAAGTGAAGGAGCACAAAAAGAAAGCCGTAGGCCTCTACAAGCAGGAAGAAGCACGCAAGAGCAAAGCCCTTAGATGCCTTTTGGCACTCAAGGTGGCCGAAAAGTTCAGCGAGTACGACAAAATTTACTTTCCGTGGAACGTAGATTATCGTGGTCGTTGCTACCCAATTCCCACGGCATTGAGTCCGCAGGGCGATGACATCCAGAAATCCCTGCTCCTGTTTGCTAACCCATCGCCATTGGCTGAAGGGGATGAGAAGTGGATGGCAATCCACGGGGCAAACCTTGCAGGTAACGACAAGATAGCATTTGCCGACCGTGTAGCATGGGTCAAGGAGCATACAGTCGATATTATCGCAAGTGCAGAAGACCCTCTAGGTTACACATGGTGGTATGAGGTGTCTAAAGGTGATTACCCGATGGAATTTTTGTCCTTCTGTCACGAATGGAAACGCCTAAATGACTACAAGGCAGAAAACAGTGGTTCTGTCAAGGGATTTATGTCGAATCTGCCCTTGGCGTTTGATGGTACATGCTCCGGCCTGCAACACTTCTCAGCCCTCCTCCGGGATGAGGTAGGTGGTTTTGCCGTAAACCTCGTACCCTCGGACAAGGTGCAAGACATCTATTCAATCGTAGCTGATAAGGTAAATGTTCAGCTCCTCAAGGATGCCCAGACGGGGACAGAGGACGAGAAAAAAGAAGGTTCCGATTCCTACAAGTATGGAACGAAGACACTCGCACAGAATTGGGTAGCCTTCAATCGTATCAAGTTTGGCAAGGATGGCATTACCCGCAAGGTCTGCAAGCGGTCAGTAATGACCTTGGCGTATGGGTCAAAGCAGTATGGATTCAAGGAAAATTTGCTGACCGACATCATCCACCCGTATGTCCTTGACCATCCAGACAACAGTCCATTCTTGAATACTAATCAGGCCGCTGTCTACATGGCTAAATTGATATGGGAAGCTGTAGCGACAACTGTTGTCAAGGCTGTTGAAGGTATGGAATGGTTGCAGAAGGTTGCAAGACTTATCTGCCAATCTGGAGAGGTAGTTTCATGGACAACGCCGAACGGCTTCTTAGTTCAGCAGAACTACATGAAGATGCGACAAGAGTGCATAAAGTTGCGCTTTGGTGGCTCTCAGGTACGCTTCTACAATCAAGAGGAAACCGATGAGATTGACAACAGGAGACAGCAGAACGGCATAGCACCCAACTTCATTCATAGCATGGATGCAAGTCATCTACAGAGGGTAGTGGTCTCGGAGCACCTGAAGGGCAACCGAAACTTTATGATGATACATGACAGTTTCGGAACAGATGCCGCTCATGCAGGGAGTCTCTATAAAACCATCAGAGAGGAGTTCATTGGTCTCTATAAAGACCAGAATCACCTCGAAGGATTCCTAGAGTCCGTGAGCTATCTCATTGATGACCTCGATGAAGTCCCAGGGTTGCCAAAGTTTGGCAATCTCGACCTTAATTTAGTGGCAAAATCAGATTTCTGTTTTGCATAAATAGTTTCAATTTTTACAAGAACAAAAGGAGATAAAAGATTATGGAAAAGAAAATTGAAGTCGTAAACAACAATGGTCAGCTTGTGGTGTCCTCTAGGCAGGTAGCGGAGAACTTTGGGAAGAGACACGACCATGTGATGCGTGATATTGTAGCTTATCAAAAAGATGTCCCCAATTTTGGGGAGATGTTCTACGAGACAACAAGTCCAGATGCTTATGGTCGTGCTCAGAAGACATATCTTATGAACCGTGATGGCTTCTCCCTGCTCGCTATGGGCTTCACGGGTAGCAAGGCTCTCGAATGGAAACTCAAGTACATTCAGGCGTTCAATGAGATGGAAAAGACCATCAAGGAACAGCGGGATTCCTACATGATTGAAGACCCTGTAGAGCGTGCCCTGAAGTGGGCAGAGGAACAGAAGGAGAAGCAGAAAGCCCTCAAGGCACTCGAAGAAGCAAAGCCGAAGGTTGAGACATACGATGCCTTGGTTAGCCGTGAGAGCTATGTGGGTATCCGTGAGATGGCAAAGCTCATTGGGTATCCTGTAAACAAGATGGGTGCTTATCTGGTGCAGATTGGGATGATTTATCGGGATGCTAAAGACAAATACAAGTATTACCCTACAGAGAAGTTCCGTGCCAATGGTATGGTGTCCTATAAGTGGAAGAATGTAGGATGGGGCGGAAGAGGTTACATGGATACGGTCTATACTCTGAAAGGTGTGGAATATGTTCGGAAGAGCCTGAAAGCGATTGGCTATCCTTTAGCAAAGTAAAGTGTCAAGATACTTCAAGAAAAAGAGGTTGTCATGTACAGCCTCTTTTCTTGTGTCTTGTTATAAAGATGACCACAAGATGTAGGTGAGACACAAGACAGGAGGAGAGTAATAGATACCATAAGGTAACAAAAGGAACCTCTTCTCCCATAGGTTTATCCTTAGGTCACTACCTCTATTGCTTTATAAATAATAACCATAAGGTAAATAACCTAAAGGTAAACTATAAGTTACTTTAGTTAACTAAAGGATGCCATAAATCCTTTAGTACGCTAAAGTGAGTCACAAGACAGAGAAGAAGTCCATGACTTTTTGTGTCTTGGAAAATGAAAGGAGGTAGTTGTGAGTGGCAACTACAAGAAAACCTAAAGTAACCCATAACACCACGGCTGATGTTGTCGTGAAGGTCAAGCGTCTGGATGAGCGTGCTTGTCTTCCAGAACGCAAGACCGATGGTGCCGCCTGTTTCGACATCCGTACCCTTGAGGACATCTATCTGCGTACCTTAAACGCAAGCGACAAGGCAACCGTCGTTCCCACGGGATTAGCCTTTGAGATTCCTGAAGGATACCACATGAAAGTGTTTCTGAGGTCTTCTGTGGGTCTCAATAGTCACCTGCGGTTGGCGAATCAGGTAGCAATCATTGATTCCGATTATCGGGGTGAACTGAAACTCTTGGTCGAAAATCCTGCGCGTGAGCCTGTCAGTATCAAGGCAGGTGTTCGCATTGCACAAGTGATGATTGAAAAGAATGTTCCGACATCCTTTAGTGAGGTAAAGGAACTTAGCGAGACCAAAAGAGGCGAAGGTGGCCTCGGTTCCACAGGTAAGGAGTGATTGTAATAAGAGAAGCAAAATTCAAGGTGGGTGATACCATCCAGTACCACGACGGCACAGAGAAGCATCTTGGCGTTATTCAAGCGCGTACCTTTGACCCGGAGAGCATGAATTGGAAATACCGGGTGGCATTCTACGACCCTGATTCAGCCATTCCTGCAAGTCTGGTTTTGTCGGGAGGCGAATTGACGCAATCTACGATGTCAGAGCATTATGATGCCCACTATCAGGGGGATGTACAACCGATTGAGTTGATGCAGTCCGCAATGTCTGCGGAAGCCTTCATGGGGTTCTTGCGTGGCAATATCATCAAGTATGCTTGCCGTCTTGGCAAGAAAGATGATGTCGCGAAGGAAACCACAAAGATTCTGAGGTACGCCGAATGGCTCGATAAGGTCACTAAAGGTGAGAAGGTGAACCCTCGTGTCTAAGACAATCTATGCTTATCATGGTGAAGCAATCCTTGTGGATGATAAAGATTATGAGATGTTGAGTCATTATAGGTGGCACACACGTAAAGGATATGCTATGCGTACAGCGGGATGTAATCGCAAAAAGGGGATGGTCTATGACATTCTTGGAATTGAATCACAGAAGGGAATGCACGTAGACCATATCAATGGAAATACTTTGGATAATCGCAGAGCTAATTTGCGTTTGGTTACACCTACACAGAACGCTCGCAATAAGGCTCCACATAAAAACACGTCATCAAAGTATGTTGGTGTCTAGCTGAATAAGCGTAGTATGTCGAATGGGGCAGACCACCCTTGGGAAGAAGAAGAAGTGGCTAGGGAACGTGATAGAGTTGCTATGTTTGCTTTCGGATCCTACACACGCTTGAATTTCCCCAAATAAGCTAGGTGAGACACAAGACAGAGAAGAACCAGTCAGACTTCTCGTCAATTTCAAATTTGAAAGGAATGTATACAAAATGGCTAACAAACTGAAAAAAGGAACCACAGCAGTAGGCGAAATCATCTTTGCTCACATTCTGAAGCCCGAAGAGTTCAAGGGGCAGTCAACGAACAAATTCACGCTCATGCTGAAACTGGCTGAGAAGGACAAAAAGAAGCTCCTCGCGGAGATTGAAGCTGAGTGGCAGAAGTTTGTGGAGTCGGAGGAAGGACGCCGCCACAAATACAAGTATGAATACGCAAACGGTCTCAAGGAATACAAAGAAGACGAATACTTCAAGTTCAAGATGACCCATATCATCCATTGCAACAATGGTCGTGATTGGGAGCGTCATGTTCCCATCTTTGATGCGCATTGCAATGAAATCTCGAATGAAGTCACAGGCATTGGCAATGGCTCGAAAGGCAAGGTTGCCTACGAGCTTGCTCCGTTCTACGTCAATGACAAAAACTATGGCGTTGCCCTGCGTATGACGGGCATTCAGATTCTTGACCTTGTGGAAGAGGGAAGTGCTTCTGCGTCCTCTCTTGGCTTTGGTCAGGAAGAGGGATTCGTCAAGTCGGAGGAAGACAACAACATCGAAGTTCCCTTTGAGACTGAGGAAGGAGAAGACTTCTGAGAAGTCTGTTGCGTGGAGGAAAATGGAGCTATAAGCCTTCCCTAGGTCATCGTTCAGGACTCGAAGACAAGATTGCGGCACAGATTAAGAGCATGAAATGCAAAGAGGTCTATGAATGTCGCTATCTGCGCTACACGATTCCTGAGAGTGTCCATACATACACTCCTGATTTCATCCTCCCGAACGGCATTATCATTGAGGCCAAAGGTCTCTTTGAGACAGCCGACCGGAAAAAGCACCTGCTCATCAAAGAGCAATATCCGCACCTCGACATCAGGTTTGTCTTTCAAAACCCTAAGAACACCTTGTACAAAGGGTCGAAGACAACCTATGCCGATTGGTGTCAAAAGTATGGCTATCAGTACGCGACGAAACTGATACCTGCTTCATGGTTCCATGAGGAACCAAAACCTACGAGTGGTCTCCTTGAGAAAAAGGAGAAAAAGAAATGAAACAGTTACCAAATTTGAAATTCAAGGAGCGTGAAAGCACCAAAGGTATCGTCCTCTACTACACGGAAGATGATATGCCAATGAAAGAATATGCACGTTACGTCATGCGGAAGGGGTGGTTCAGCATTGGATATAACTACCTCTTGCACGCAGACGGAACCCTTGAAGCAGGAATGCCCCAGAATCAGGTATGTGACCCGTCACTCTATGGATGGGATGACCATATCTGCGTGTTGGTCATGGGGCATAGGAAAGATACAGTAAACCACATACAAGATGAAGTATTATTCGAGCTCTCGAAAGAACTGAACCTTCCTCTTGTACATAGAGGGTGATTTATGTGTCAGAGATTGTCAAAGCCCATGTACCGTGTGAGTTTTGTGGCAGTAGTGATGGAGCGACCATCTATACTGACCACAAATTTTGTTTTGTCTGCGAGAAGTTTACATGGCTAGATGAAAAAGAAGAAGGAGGGAGGTCTGTGTCCTCTAAGCATTTACCTGTCATTCCAGAATCTGAAATGGAGATTCGACCACTAAAGGCTAGAGGCATAACCTCTGACACCTGTCGTAAGTATGGTTATCACTTGTCAAAGAACGACTTTGGGCAACCCATTCAAGTCGCTGATTACCGCAAGGATGGTCATGTCATCTTTCAGAAGACGCGAGATCGCGAGAAGAACTTCATTGTTCGTGGCAAGAAAGCCAACATCTTCTTTGGTCAGCACTTGTTCTCTACAGGCAAGAAACTGATTATCACAGAAGGAGAGATTGATTGTCTCACGGTATCACAGTTGCAAGACAACAAATACCCGGTGGTATCCATCCCTTTTGGTTGTCGTAGTGCGAAAGATGTCTTCAAAGCTCAAGCCGATTGGCTCTCAGGCTTTGATGAAGTCATCGTCATGTTCGACATGGATGAAGCAGGTCAGGAGGCCGTGAAGTCGGTCTCTGGTATCCTGCCACCCCACAAGCTCAAGATTGCTACCCTGCCGATGAAAGACCCGAACGAGTGTCTTCTGAACGGTAAGGCCGATGAGGTTATCCGTGCAATCTGGCAAGCTAGGGAATACCGCCCAGATGGTATCATCAATGCCAAAGACCTGAAGGAAGAGTTCTTCTCACAAGAGGCAGAGATTCCTTCTTATTCCTTCCCGTGGGCAGAAGACCTGACAAAGATGACAATGGGAATCCGCAAAGGCGAGATGCTACTGCTCACAGCAGGTACAGGCATTGGCAAATCCACGATGGCACGAGAAATAGCTTTTAAGCTGAAGATGCAGGATAACATGAAAGTGGGCATGGTCATGCTCGAAGAGAACAAGAACAAGACACTTCGAGACCTCCTGTCCATTGCTGTAGCAAAACCCCTTCACCTCTTATGGAACACCATAGACAAAGAGGAACTAAAGCCTGTCTATGATGCTGTATTTGGTGATGGGGGCTTTTGTCTTTATGACCACTTTGGGTCGATTGAAGGAAACAATCTCCTTGAGAAGATACGCTTTCTTATCACGGGTGAAGGCTGTGATTTTGTCATCTTTGACCACGTATCCATAGCGATTAGTGGTCTCGATGAATCAAGCGTCAATGAGCGCAAAGCCATTGACATGCTCATGACAAAGCTCCGTGCACTCGTAGAAGAGACAGGAGCAGGGATTGTCGTGGTGTCTCACCTCCGCAAAGGTGACACAAAGACCGTGCCTTTTGAGCAGGGTGGCACCATATCCCTTGATGACCTTAGAGGCTCAGGGACACTCAAGCAGATACCCGACACCATTTTGGCACTTGAGAGAAATCAGCAGGCCGATGATGAAGATGCAAAGAATACCTTGAAACTCAGGGTACTCAAATGTCGCTTCACAGGTAACACAGGTCTTGCCGGATACCTTAGGTTCAACAAATCGACCAACACCATAGAGGATGTAGACCCCTTAGAAATCAAGACAGAAAAGGAGGACTCAAATTGTCAATTCTAGTTCCTGTTGTTTCCACAGGTATTACATTGAATGAAGTACCAGACAAGATTGCTTATTTCATCGAGCTTGGCTCATGTACCCAGAGGTGCAAAGGCTGTCACAGCGAAGAGCTATGGGAAGAAGTGGAATCTCCTACGAGTCTTGAGGATGTCTTGAGAGGGGCAGAGAATGCCATAGAGTCCGGGGCGAATGCTATCGTCCTGATGGGAGGCACATGCAACAAGATGAGCACCCCAGACTTGCTGAAATTACTCGACGATCTCTCAGAGATTGCCCCGACGTGTCTCTATAGTGGCCTTGATGATGAAGAGACAAACACATACATAGCAGAACACTCTGGTATCACATGGCTGAAGACAGGGAGCTACAAAGCAGAGCTTGGGGGTCTTTCCTCCCCGACAACAAACCAAAGATTTTACAGGAAGGAGACAGATGTAATCTACGACAAATACCAATTTGTTAGGATGAAAAATCGTTTCGTAGATTGCACGCATTTGTTTCAAACATGAAAGCATTATCAACTAGTCAGATGAATGACCGCCTCGACTTCATCCGCTCTTATACAGAGGCAAGTAATGCTTCCAGTGGTTCCGAAGTGGATGCCAATGCCAATGTCACGCGCAAGACATTGGCAACTCTGGAAGCAGAGATGTACAAACCGTATACCATCACACTCAATCGGGCGATGGTGCGGGATAAGGTGCGAGAAATGTTCGGGTGGGAGGTAGGGAACAACTACCTCCTCGACCTCGCTGAACACTTTATTTACGTGCATGATGAGACATCCCTGAAGCCGTACTGTGCTTCTATCACGCTATACCCCTTCCTGCTCGAAGGTACAAAATGCATGGGAGGTGTCTCGAAAGCCCCGACGAACCTTCAGTCCTTCTGTGGTTCCTTTGTCAACCTTGTTTATCAGGTGGCCTCCAACTTCGCAGGTGCAGTAGCAACCGTGGAATTCCTTCACTACTTCGACTACTTCGCACGCAAGCAGTATGGCAAAGACTACCTGAAGACCAACGCAAAGGAAATCAAGCAGGAACTTCAGGGTGTTGTCTACGGCTTGAATCAGCCTGCTTCTGCTCGGGGTGACCAGAGTGTCTTCTGGAACATCTCGGTCTTCGACCGCCCGTACATGCAGGAGATGTTTGGCAACTTCTACTATCCAGATGGCACTCAGCCTGACATGGATAGCCTTATGGAACTCCAGAAGTTCTTCATGGAGTGGTTCCGCAAGGAGCGACACAAAGAACTGTTGACGTATCCAGTGCTTACCGCAAGTATCCTGACGGACGGTAAAGGTGGATTCATCGACCCACAGTTCGTAGACTTCTGTGCAGAGCAGATGAGCAAAGGACACAGCTTCTTTGTCTACATGTCGGATTCCGTAGATTCCCTTGCTTCGTGTTGTCGCCTCCGTAACGAGCTTGCAGACAACACCTTCAGCTACAGCCTCGGGGCAGGTGGTGTCGTGGCAGGTTCAGCGCAGGTCATTACCATCAACATGAACCGTCTGGCACGCCTCGCAATCAGTGGACATGATGACTTTGAAAACACACTCCGTGAGCAGATTCAAGATGTCCATAAATACCTGATGGCTTCTAAAGCCGTCTATAAAGAATACATCAAAGCAGGGCTTCTCCCTGCCTATACTGCCGGGTTCATGGACATCGACAAGCAGTTCCTTACCATTGGCGTGAATGGTCTCGTAGAGGCGGCTGAAAGATATGGCTACGAGATTAGTAACAATGACACCTACAAGAAATGGGTGTCTAATGTCCTTGGTATCTTCAAGGATGAGAACAAGAAAGCTCTTCAGCGTTATGGTTGTCGCTTCAACACGGAACTTGTACCCGCTGAAAATCTCGGCGTCAAAAATGCGAAATGGGATAAGGAAGATGGCTTTTCAGGTATCAAGCGTGATTGCTATAACTCTTACTTCTATCGGGTAGAAGACACCAACCTTTCCATTCTTGACAAGATTGAGATGTATGCACATGAGGTCACGGATTCCCTTGACGGTGGTTCAGCACTTCATCTGAACCTTGAACAGCTTCCGTCCTACGAACAGGCAAAAACGCTCTTCAAGCTCTGTAGCAAGAATGGCGTACCGTACTGGACAACCAATGTCCTTTGTACCATCTGCAATGATTGTGGAACGATTGACCCCGTGACGCGCAAAGCATGCAAGAAATGTGGTAGCGAGAATGTAGACTATGGCACCCGTGTCATAGGCTATCTGAAGCGTATCACGAACTTCTCAGACGCTCGGCAGAAAGAGGCCGCAAAGCGTTACTACGCAAAGCCGGATATTAAGTGAGACACAAGACAGGGAGGATGATAAATATGACAAGAATTGAAATCCTTGATTTCTCGATGGATAAGGTCACGAAGATGCAGACCGCACTCACTGACCTCTATGATTACCTGAAGGAACAGAAGTTCCTTGCGCTCCTTGAGAAAGCCAAATGGCTCCGCAAGGAGATTGGCCTTCTCAAAGAGGCAGAGATGGCGTGCAAGCGTCAGCAGGAAGACCTTCAGGAACAGGTAGATGCCCTTGAGGAGGAGTTGGAAACCTACAAGAAATAGGAGGTAACATATCATGTTGATGTTTGATATTGAGACAAATGGTCTTCTGAAGGAAGTAAGCGTCCTTCATTGCATGTGTGTCTATGATACAGAGACGAAAAAGATGTATCGCTTTGACCCCACCAATGTAGAGGAGGGAGTCAAGATGCTTCAAGATACAATCACGCAGGGCGGCAAACTGTGTGGTCATAATGTGATTGACTATGACATCCCCGCCCTTGAGAAGCTCTATCCACATCTTTTTCGCATCTCGTATGATCAACAGGAGCAGGTTGTGGACACGCTTGTCCTCGCTCGTCTCATTTATTCAAACATCGACACGATAGACCTCGGCCTCATGAAGTCTGGAAAGCTCCCCAAAACCCTGTATAAATCCCACAAACTCATGGCGTGGGGGTATCGCTTGGGTGTCCTCAAGGGAACCTATGGTGAACAGGAAGACGCATGGGCGGTCTACAATCCGGAGATGCTTGATTATAACGAGCAGGATGTGTGGGTCACGAAAGCACTCTATGAGAAGCTGACCGCAAAGCCTTATTCTTCAAGAGCGATTGAACTGGAACATCAGGTAGCATGGCTCATGGCGAAGCAGGAACGCAATGGTTTCAAATTCGACTATGAGGGAGCCTTGAAGCTCTCTGAGGAACTGAAGGAACGTCAGGCTATCATTACGACCACGCTCCTCCAAAAGATACCTGAGATTCCAGATAAGGTATTCGTGCCAAAGCGAGACAACAAGCGTCTTGGCTATAAAGCAGGAGTTCCAATTCAGAAGTACAAGACATTCAATCCTAACAGCAGACAGCAGATTGAATATGTCTTTCGTACCATGTACAACTACAACCCAGACAACCCAGACCTCTATGATATCCCAGACATGGATGAGAATCCAAACTTGGCTGATTATCGCCTGAAGATGGATGACATCACCATGCAATACATCAAGGAAGATACAGCGTGCCCTGAGGAACTACGAGAAATCACAGGGCTGATACAGGAGTCCTTGATGTTGAAGAAGCGTCTTGGTCAGATTGCCAATGGCAGTAATGCGTGGCTCTCTGCCTATGACCCCGATGATGGATGCATTCATGGTCGCGTGGTTCCCAATGGTGCTGTGAGTGGCAGAGCTACCCATAGTTCTCCTAACGTGGCTCAGGTGCCACACGTAGGCTCACCTTATGGTGCTGAGTGTCGCGCCTTGTGGAGTGCAGGGGATTGGTGGCAAGCAGGTATTGATGCTTGTGGCCTTGAACTGAGGTGTCTCGCTCACTACATGTCACCATACGATAAGGGAAAGTATGCACACACCATCCTGAATGGAGACATCCACACCATGAATCAGAAGGCGGCAGGATTGCCTGAAAGAAATCAGGCGAAGACCTTCATATACGCCTTCTTATATGGTGCAGGAGATGCAAAGATTGGCAAAATCATTGGTGGTGACGCAACTGACGGAAAGCGCATTAAGCGCAAATTCCTGAAAGCGACACCTGCTATCAAGAATCTCCGGGATGCCGTTCAGAATGCTATTGTTGAAACTGACCGTGGTAAGGTCGTTCGTTGGAAACGGCATTATCTTAAAGGTCTCGATGGGAGACTTTTGCATGTACGCAGTCCACATTCGGCACTGAATCTGCTCCTGCAATCCGCAGGTGCCCTCGTGTGCAAGAAGTGGATTGTCAGGACAGAAGAACGGCTGATTCAGCGTGGTCTGAAACATGGATGGGATGGTGACTTTGCCTACATGGCATGGATTCACGATGAAATTCAGGTAGCATGTCGTACCAAAGAGATTGCTGAGATTGTTGTCTCTGAGGCACAGGCGGCTATGCGTGACGCGCAGGAGTTCTTTGGATTCCGTATGCAGTTGGACACTGAAGGAATCATTGGTAAGAATTGGTGCGATTGTCACTAACCATAAGTGAGACACAAGACAGAGAAGACGTAAATGAAAGGATGAGCTACATGATTAAAGAACAGGTGAAATGCCCACGGTGCGGCAAGGTATTGCTTCGCTCCTATTCCACAGCTGTGACATCCGTCCGTTGCAAATGCGGATATACGATTGACTTGAAGCACATGGAAGAGAGGGATAAGAAGCGTGGTCGCTGATTACCGTACTCTCAGACACAAAGCAAGATTCTTTGTAATGATGGATGCCTCAGAGAAAGACAATGAGTGTCATGTGGTCATCTTCAGTAGCTTTGGTTCTATGCTGAAGTTCCTGAAGCAATTTCCAGATGCTTCAGCAACCATCTACAATCCCAAAGGGAAAATCAAAGGACATCTGAAAGACAGGGGGTTGACACTTTTCTTATGAGTGTAGCAAAACTGATTAGCATGACACCCGATGCAATGAATCTCTTAAAGAGAGCGGCAGGGCAATGCTACCAGAAACAGGCCTCTGATGCTGTGATTCAACACATCATTGAAGCAGGTCACTTGAGTGTCTTGGAGCATTGCTATGCAACCTTCGAGATTACTTGTAGTATCACGACGTTACTACAGCTTACCCGTCATCGTCATTTCAGTCCTACGGTTCAGTCCAGTCGCGGAAGTGAACTGCATGGAGTCTATGAGACAGGTGATGACATGATTGACTACATGACAAAATACATCATGCAGGTCTATCACCTTAAGGTAGCTGAAGGTGTCTGCAAGAAAGAAGACATCGCCTATATGCTCCCCAAAGCGGCAGAGTACAAACTCGTCATCACGGGCAATTTCCGTGCATGGTTTGAGTACCTGCCGAAGCGTCTTTGTAAGCGTGCTAGTAAAGAACATCAGGAACTTGCACAGCAGATTTATCAGGCACTTGTTGCGGCATGTCCTCAGGTCTTTGGGAATGTCAAGCCAAACTGTAAGTCATGTAAAGAGAAGAGGTGTTCCTACGAGTGAACTATATGCATCCAGACTATAACGAAACCTATGAGCCGGAGAAGAATGCCAACAAGTATGGTATGAAAGTCAATCCTAAGACCTACAATGTGGCAAGTGTCTTGGAGAAACTTGGCAACAATCAGGTGCAGTATGGTGCTCCATATTGCCCGTGCCTCCCCACGCATACAGAAGACACCATCTGCCCGTGCCGCTATATGCGCGAGATGAAAGCGTGTCGCTGTGGTCTCTATGTGCGGCCATGAGGAGGAATAGATATGCGAGAGCTTGAATTCAAATTGGAATGCGATTGCGGAGGCACAGCATTTTACCTCTGCGTACCTTTGGATGGTGATGTATATGAACTTCGCTGTGAAGATTGTGGGCGTACCATTGCTCATTTTGGTCGCTATGCTATTGATTGGGTAAAGGAGAAGACAGATGCTGTACCTTCTGATTGATGGAGACATGGTATGTTTCCGTGCTTGCTCCTCTGTGGAGAAGGAAATTGATTGGGGGAATGACATCTGGACACTCCATGTCAACCTCAACGAAGCCAAAGAACGCTTTGAATCTATCATGGAAATGATTCTCACAGATGCCCTTGATGCCCACAAGTATCATGGAGCCTTTGAGGTCAAATTCTGCTTCTCTGATACGTCCAATTTCAGACGTGCCATCCTCCCGACATATAAGGCAAACCGTGCAGGTAAGAGAAAGCCTGTAGGGTACAAAGCCCTTGTGTCTTGGGTGAAAGCTGAATGTGACACCATCACCAAAGCAAACCTTGAAGCCGATGATTGTATGGGTATCTTTGCCACCAAACCTATGTATCGTGATAAATGTATCATCATTAGTGGTGACAAAGACCTCCTGTGTATTCCGGGCTATCATTATGACTTCCTCCGTAAAGAGTATGGGCATAGTAGTGATGAGGATTCCTTGCGGCACTTCTATATGCAGACACTCATGGGGGATGCAACCGATGGATACTCCGGGTGTCCTAAGGTAGGCAAAGTTACTGCACAGCGCATCCTTGACAAAGACTGCTCATGGAAGGCTGTCAAAGAGGCCTACGAGAAGGCAGGTCTGTCCGAAAATGTTGCAATCACTCAGGCCAGAGTCGCAAAGATTCTGACGGCTGATGACATTGATGAAGAAGGACAGGTGATGCTTTGGAAACCTACAGAAGCCCATTGACACCCACAGAGGTGAGGGCGCTACAAGAATCCTTGAAGTATCATGCAGAGACAAGAGGGAGCAAGGCTATCTCAGAATTTCTCGACGTACCTTGGATAACTCAGAATGCGATACAGTTTAGCAAGATGGAAAAGGTCGTGAAGTTCTATCAGGGTGATAAGTTTTGTGGTGTCCTGATTTTCGACGTAGACAGAGGATGGTGGACACCTAAAGTCATCCTGTCAGAAGTGGCGGTATTAGCTTGCCTTGGAATTCATGGTCTTCAGCGCGAAGCCTGTAAGATGCTTGACCGATTGGCAAAGGAATATCATGCCTCTCTCATTGCCTCAGGGTGTTTCTTTCAGAGACATCCTCAAATGGTATCAAATTGCTATAAGAAATTCGGGTATGTCGATACTTACCCAACGTATGCAAAGGTGGTAAATCATGACAATCAATGAAGAGATGAAAATCCCGTATGTCTCGAAGGAACTCTGCCAGTATCTTCGGGAGACCTATACGTTGCCAATGGTGCTCCATCAGTCCTTCAATGTGAAAAATGCTGATATTGCAATGGGGCTTATGTATGGTATCAATACCATCATCGAACGTCTCGAAGCAATTCAGGCACAGCAGGAGGAAGATAATGGGGTTCTTTAAGAAGATTTTCAAACCCAATATCCCATCGACACCCACCATTACAGGACGCGAATTGGTATCTTCCACATCAAGCGAAGAGCCGGATAGTCCACAGATGGGAACCGATGGCGTGAACCAGAAGAAAAAAGGATTGAGTTCTCTGCTCGTCCAGAGTGAAAACATCTACAAGGGAGGTGTATAACGTGGGTAAACTTTTTAAGAAACCAAACTACAAAGATCCTACACCTGCGGCGGCACCTGCCCCCGTAGGAGAAGAGGCAACTAAGAAGCCGGAGGAAGATTCCTCGCGCAAGAAGAAGAAGCAGGGGAAAGCCGCTCTCATGGTCGATTCTACGAATAACGCCATTGGCTCGGGCGGAACGGGTATTAACCTGTGAGTGTGAAAGTATTCGACCATAATGTTGAGACCGCAAAGAGTAGATACGCCAAACTGGAAGGCGATAGAAGACCGTACACAGATAGAGCCGAAAAGTGTGCGAAGTATACTATTCCAATGGCCTTCCCTAAGGCTACAGATTCTGCCAGTACCAACTATGAGACACCTTATCAGTCCATTGGTGCCCGTGGTGTCAACAACTTGACGAGTAAGCTCATGCTTGCTTTGTTCCCTCCGAACGCTCCCTTCTTCCGCTTGGCACTCGGGGATGACATTGAGAATGCACTCGGTGATGATTCTGCGACCAAACAGCAGTGGGAAGAAGCCTTGTCAAAATTGGAACGTAAGATTACGTCCTACATGGAGACACACCAAATCCGCACAACCGCAAACGAAGCCTTGCTTCAGCTTGTCATTGCAGGTAACGTATGTGTCTTCCTTCCACCTGCTGAAGGTGGTATGCGTATCTACAGACTGAATTCCTATGTGGTGTCTCGTGACGGCATTGGCAATGTCCTTGAAATCATTGCCAAAGAATCCGTGGCTTACGGAGCGTTGCCGCCCGAAGCCCAGAGTGCCCTTGGTGAATCCGGTGCCGTAGATGCCGACCGTGCCTATGATGTCTACACACACACCTACCTTGAAGGGGATGTCTACAAATCCTATCAGGAGATTGAAGGTGCAATCATCAGTGGTTCGGAACAGGAATATCCGAAAGACAAAAGCCCTTGGATTCCCCTGAGACTCAAGAAGATGGATGGAGAATCCTATGGTCGTTCCTTTGTTGATGAATACTTGGGTGACCTCAAGGTTCTCGAAGCACTCTCGAAGAGTGTGGCACAGGTAGCGGCAGTCGCTAGTAACATCTTGTACCTTGTCAACCCGAATGCTATCACAAGAATCTCAGAGTTATCAAAAGCGAAGTCGGGTGACTTTATTCGCGGCAAGATTGAAGACATCCAGATTCTTCAGGTGAACAAGACATCAGACCTTCAGATTACTGAGAACGCTATCCAGTCCATCGAAGGGAGACTCAGCTATGCTTTCTTGCTCAACTCAGCAGTTCAGCGTAATGCAGAACGTGTCACGGCAGAAGAGATTCGCTATGTCGCGAATGAGCTTGAAGATACCGTAGGTTCCATCTACTCAATTTTGTCTCAGGAATTCCAACTCCCCTTGGTAAAACGCTTTATGATTCAGATGACCAGAGAGGGTGCTATTCCAGACCTGCCGCAAGGCTCGAAGGGTGTAGAACCTTTGATTGTCACGGGCATCGAAGCATTGGGTCGTGGTCATGATCTCACGAAGCTCGACACCTTCATCCGCTACGCACAGGTATTCCCTGAGGCATTTCAGACGAGCGTCAAGCAGGGTGAGATTCTTCGTCAGATTGCAACAGCACTCGGCATTGATTCCAGTTCTGTGGTAAAGACAGATGAAGAGGTTCAGCAGGAACAACAGCAACAGATGCAGATGCAGATGGCACAGCAGGCTATCCCACAGGTGGCTAAAGGTGCCATGCAAGGAGGTTAAAAGTGGAAAACGAGAAAGTAGAAGAGACGCAGGGCGAAGAGCAGAAAGCTACCCCTGAAGTCAGCGTAACAACCAATGGCACGACAACCACGGCCTCGGTAGAAACCGTAGACCCTCTGGCTGACCCGAAGAAGCCTGAAGGTAACGACGAGAAGCAGGCGGAGACCCCAAAGGCTGAACAATCAACCCTTGAGGATGACTTGAGCAACCAGAAGAAAGCCGAAGAGGAACTGAAGGTTGACCTGAAGGATAAGGGTGTCGATTTTGATGCACTCGCCGATGAGTACAGCAACAACGGCTCCCTGTCCGAAAAGAGCATGGAATCCCTGAAGAAAGCAGGATATCCAGAGTCCGTGGTCAACGCTTACCTGAATGGCCTTCAGGCACTCAGCGACCACTTCACCAGTACGGTAAAGGGTTATGCAGGTGGTGAGGAAGGTTATGATAAGCTCGTAGAGTTTCTGAAGACACAGCCGAAAGAGGTTGTCGATGCTTACAATAAGACCATCCAGACGGGTGACCTTGGTCAGATTCGTCTCACGATTGATGGCCTCACTTCCAAAATGACAAAGGCATACGGCACGGCAAACCCCACAGTAATGGGAAATGGAAGTGTTCATGCTAACGCCGAAGGGTACACCTCTATGGAGCAGATGACGAAAGACATGTCCGATTCGCGCTATCAGGTTGACCCGAAGTTTACCCGTGAAGTCTACCAGAAAATCCGCAATGCAACGATTTTCTAAGGTGAGACACAAGACAGAGAAGAAACAAAATGATGGTCTGAAGACCAAAGGAGAAAAGTATAATGGCAAATGTAACGATTGCAAACCCGATGTCTATCAATGGTCAGGCAGAGACCGATGCCGACAAACTTGCCCTTGCCCTGAAGGTATTCAGCGGTGAGACGCTTACCGCCTTTCAGCGCACTTCCGTAACCACGGGGCGTGTCATGGAACGCACGATTGCGTCCGGTAAGTCCGCACAGTTCCCTGTGTTCGGCCGCACGAAGGCTCATTACCTGAAGGCAGGTCAGAACCTTGATGACCTCCGCGAGAACATCAAGCAGAATGAGCGAGTCATCAAGCTCGACGGCCTCCTGACGGCAGATACGCTCATCTTCGACCTCGATGAGTTCATCGCACACTACGATTTCCGTTCCCCGTATGCGGCAGAGCTTGGCAATGCCCTTGCTATCTCGCATGATGCCTCGGTTCTCGCAGAGCTTGCGAAGGAGGCTCTGAACACGAAGGAGAACGTTGAGGGCAATGGTAAGGGCGGTGTCCTTACGACGAAGCTCGATGCCGGTGTTGTTGGTATCAACAAGCAGACGGGTCTCGCTATCTACCAGACGCTCCTGAAGGCAAAGGCAGAGATGTCTAAGAACTACGTCCCCGCGACGGAACGCTATGCATATCTCGACCCTGAGTACCATTCGGCACTCGCGTCGGCAGTAGAATTCCTGAACCGTGACTATGGTGCTTCTGGTACGATTCTTGAGGGCAATGTCATTCGCCTTGCAGGTTTTGACATCCTTGAGTGCCCGCACATCGTCCGTGGTGGCGATGACAATATCAATGTCATTCAGGGTGAGGGTCATGTGTTCCCGGCTGAGTACGCAGACAAGCACCCGATTATCATCTGCCACAAGACGGCGGCAGGTGTTCTGCGTCTGAAGAACCTCTCGATGGAGACGGGACGCCGCATCGAGTATCAGGCAGACCAGATGATCGCGAAGATGGCAGTTGGCATGGGTGGCCTCCGTCCTGAGGCGGCATTCCTTGGTGTCATCGAGAACGCAGGTGCCTGATTAAACTGAGACAACCAACTTGAATAGGAAGGGGGAGAGGACTTTGTGTCTTCTCTCCCTTTTTATTAGAAAGGAGAACAATGCTTACAACACAGACAGAACTAGACGCTATCAATCAGATGCTTTCAGCGATTGGCAGTGACCCTGTAACCATTCTGGAAGACAGCACAGACATTGATGTCATCAATGCCCGTAGGCTCCTGAAGGAAGTCAGTAGACATGTTCAGCGTCAGGGGTGGGATTTCAACAAGACCACAAGAACCTACACACCAGATGTCAATACTCATCGCATTGCATGGGATGACACTATCATCACATTGAAGTCAAAAGACAACAACGTGTATGTCAAGCGTGGCAACTATCTCTTCAACATGACAGAGGACACCTACAGTTTCAAAGAGCCTGTAGAAGTAGAGGTAATCTATGGTGTCGAATTCGATGACCTTCCTGATTGCTTCAAAGAGTATGTCACAGCAAAGGCGGCTATCGACTTTCAGGCCAGATACTTTAGTGACGCTTCGGTATCTCAGGACTTGCAGTATGCACTTCAGATTGCCCATCAGGACATCGTGCAGTACGACATGGATATGCAGGATGCAAACATCTTGAATCTCGCAGGTGTGTCTGAAGTATTGCAGAGGACATAATCATGCTCATATCGCAGAATATCAAGAACATTGTGTCTGGTATCTCACAACAGGCACCTATCCTCCGTCTTCCCGAACAACTGGAAGAGCAGGAGAATGGTCTCTCTACAGAGGCCAATGGCTTAACCAAAAGGCCACCTACGGTATTCATCAAGGCACTCTCGTCTTCCCTTGAGAATGATGAGGCACCTCTGCTTCACTTCGTAGACCGTGACGAGAACCTGAAATATTTTGTCTATTTCTACAAGAATCTTGTCTACGTCTATGACATCAACGGCAAGAGGTATCCTGTCATCTACAAGGAAGACCCTGCTTACATCGAGACAAAAACACCCCAGAAGTCTCTGAGGGTTGTTACCATTGCAGACCATACCTTCATTGCAAATCGTGAGATTGTGACACGCATGAGCAATGAGCACTCGCCGAACGACTATGCAACGCAGGGTGCACTCATCAATGTCAAGCAGGGACAGTATGGTCGCACCTACGCCATTTGGGTAGACGGGGTGCAGGTTGCCTCCCATGAGACACCCGATGGCTCCGATAAGAGCCATACGAAACAGATTGACGTAGGGTTCATTGTAGGGAAGTTGGCAGAGCAGGTGCGTGCCAAAGGTTACACCGTAGACACAGGAAGTTCGTGGCTTCGCATCCGTGGTGTCAAAAGCGTGAAGACGGCTGATGGCTTCAACAATAACTCGATGATGGGTTTCACGACCAAAGCGCAAAGATTCAACCTCTTACCTGCTTCAGCACCTGACGGGTATACCTTAGAGATTGCGGGAGACCCTAAAGGAGACAACTCGGGAAACTACTACATCACCTATGATGGTGAGGGCAACGTCTGGAAGGAATGTGTCAAGCCTGACATCGCAATCAGCTTTGAGGCACGCACGATGCCCCATGAGCTTGTGAGACAGGCAAATGACACCTTTGTGTTCCAGAGGTGTACATGGGATAAACGCAATGTCGGCGATGATGACAGCAATCCGCTCCCGTCCTTCATCAACCAGGCAATCAACGACATTGCCTTTCATCGCAACCGTCTTGTCTTCTTGGCAGGTGAAAATGTCATCTGCTCCGAAAGTGCTTCTTACTTCAACTTCTGGATGACCACGGCGAACGATGTGGTTGACACAGACCCCATTGATGTTGCGACAACAACAGAGCGTGTCAACATTCTGAACTATGCCGTGCCATATAGCGGGGAGCTTTATTGCTTCTCTGATAAGAGCCAGTTCGTCCTCAGGGCAGATGGTGTCTTATCTCCAAAGAATACCGCCCTTGTGGAAGTCACGGCCTTTGAGTCGAACCCTGCTTGTAGACCAACCAGAGCGGGACGCAACCTTTACTTCTCGGCAGAACGCTCCGAATACTCTTCCATCAAGGAATACTACTCGGTACAACAGGTCTCTGACGAGAAGAATGCACAGGACATCACTTCCCATATTCCTGACTACATTCCCAATGGTGTCTATGAGATGACCGCGAATACCTCTGAGAACATCATGCTCGTTCTTACGACGGGAGACAAAACAGGCATTTATGTCTATAAGTACCTCTTCCTGAATGAGAATCGTGTTCAGTCCTCTTGGAGTCGTTGGGAGATGGGTGGTCGCGTTTTTGGTGCCTTTTTCGCAGGTAGTACCTTGTACATCCTCATCAACCGTGGTGGTAATCATTGCTTAGAGAAGATGAACTTTACAACCTACATGACAGAAGACATCGCAGGACGTGAACCCTATCGTGTCTATCTGGATAGTAAAAAAGTTGCTTCCACGGCAAAATACGACAGTAACACTAATACGACCACGTTCAACCTTATGAATGAATATGGTGCAAAGGATACAGAGGCGTATAAGGTGGTTGGTGTCGTTACACACGAAGGGAAATATATCGAGAGTGAGATTAAAGATGGTCTCTTAACTCTCGTGGGTGAACACCATCACGAAGATGTCATCATTGGGATCCCATATCGTTTCCATATTCGTCTGAGTCCACTTTATCTGCACACAGCGACACAGACGAGTACAAGCACTGTTCTCACAGGCAGACTTCAGATACGCTATGTACATCTGAACTATGCCAATACAGGTGGCTTTACGGTAAAGGTTCACTATCATGGGGGTCGTGAATGTAAGTATGTAATGACTGCCCGTAACATTGGTCTTGACACAGCTACCTTAGGGAGAACCCCAGATGACACAGGTATCTTCAAGTTTCCAATTCAGGCTCTCAACACGAACGTGAATATTGATATAGATTCCGCACTTCCCCTGCCATTATCCTTGGTTGGCTTCATGTGGGAAGGTAGCTTTGTAGCAAGGTCGAAAGGAGTGTGATTGCATGGGTGCTGTGGTTGCCGTAGGCTCCGCTCTCGTTGATGTCTATGCACAGAATAAGTCGCTAGAGGCACAGGCAAGAGCCAATGTCCAGACGGCAAAAAATATCATAACCTCCATGAACTATGGTTTCCAGAACCTAGAGCAGGAGCGCGCCGATGCCTTTGATGCAACTGTGGCTGACCTCCAGAAGATTCGTCTTCAGGGTGGCCGCTTGACCTCACAGGTAGCGGCGGCAGTCAACGAAGGTCTTGCAGGTGGTGGGAGGACAGCCAACCTCCTGAAACGTTCCGCACAGGCTGATACCAATCGAGCCTTGTCTAGTACCAGAGATAACTATCGGCGCAAGTCCAATGAGATTGACCTCAATAAGGAGTCACAGGTGATGGAGGCAAAGGGGAGACTCAACAGCATAGCACAAGTAGAGAAACCCTCATTGTGGTCTACCCTGCTGAAGCTAGGCACGGCATACTATAGGGCAGAGCAGACGGGAGATGCTATACAGGGTATCCGTGCTCAGGGAGGTGTCAAGGACTCGAATTCATGGAGTCATTCAACTGACCCATTTGCTGTGAACATGGGTAGTTCCCATAGCTCTTCTGGAGTTTCCAATAAGCTCTATTGGGATACATCATCATCATCCTTCAAGACCATATATGATGATGCTCCAGATTACAGCAGTCTCTTCCATACCAATATTGATTGGAAGAATACGTCCTTTAAGTTTGAGTACATCAATCCATATACGGAAAAGAATCAGACAATCAACTTCTTCTAAGCGAGACACAAGATAGAAAGGAGACAGTATGCCAACAGAAATATCAAATGCCATAGGAACAGCAAGGCAGTTTATCCCACAGCCTGATGGTGTCTATCAGGGACGTTATCAGGGGCTTGGGGTGTCTCAGGGTTCCTCCGTGCAACCTAAGGTTGTGGATGTTGCTGATAACTTGGCAAAGCTCAGTGATGCCCTTCAGGGTTACACAGTGAACCACGAGAAATACCTGAATGCCAAAGGCGAGATTGAAGCAACCGATATGATTAATGGCATGTCCGCAGGTGCCATTGAGAAACTGAATGCCATTGATGCGGCACAGCTTGAAGGTTATGCGGACTCTGCCGCTAACCCCTATTTCACGGCCTATGCCGAAAAGCTCAGAGGCAACTTCCTCGGGGCACGCATGAAGCAGGACTATGATGCAAAGTACGCAATGGAACCTGCGAAAAGTGCCGAAGAGGAAATGAAGCGTTATGCCAACTTCATGAATGAATGGCGTGACGCACACCTCAAAAGCTCTGCTCCTCAGAATCAACTTGCTTTTGACCGTGGGTTCTATGAGAACTCTATGGTCAACATGGGGAACCTTGCAACCGCATGGAACAAGAAGAAGAATGAGGAAGATGTTGTTGTCACGATGGCAAACATGCAGAGTGAGCTTGGTGATGTCATCAACAATTCAGTAGACCTCTTGCGGGCAAATGGAGCCATGACAGACCGTGTACAGGCAATCTTCAATGAAGGTCGATTGATGGGGCTTCCTCCTCAGTATCGCCAGAAGCTCCTAGAAGACTTCACGCAGGAGATTATCAAGACAGGGCATATTCCTGCTAAAAGGCTCTCTCAGATGCTCGATAGAGTAACGATTCAGACAAGCATGGATGGCTCGACCATCAAAGCCTCTGACCTCTTAGACATGCAGTCTGTCAAGACAATGGCCTCCCAGTACAATAGGCAGTTCATCACACAAGAAAAATATGATTGGGTCGAAAAGTTCCGCAAGATGGGAGAGTCTGGCTACAAGAAAGCCATTGCTGAAGTCACAAATCTTCGCACGACAGACCCAGAGAAGGCCTTAGAATATAATTCCCTTCTCCCTGAACTGCGTTCAAAGATTGACCATGACACAGCGGAGAAGAAAATGGCAATGCGTCAAGCGTTAGGTCTCCGTGGGGGCAGAGGTGGTGGTGGAGGTGGTTCTTCCACAGGTGGTAGTAATGGTGGACTGAAGGATGCTGAGAAAATCAAAGGTATCATAGGTGCATGGGCTTCTGGAAACACCGTGTACGATGGGATTGCTATCAATTCTTACATGCTCAATAAGGATGCCATGTATCCTGTGGCGTGGAATGAGTTGATGTACTATGCAGAAAATGAAAATTCCGATGCCTTTTTCCGCTTGATGGACATGAAGCAACTTGCAGACATCAAGGGTTCCTTTGGTGCTGACCTTGCGTCAAAACTTGCATCTATCAAACCATCCGATGATGGTGGTGTCAACATTGGTGGTGATGAAGCCATGATGGGTCTTGTAAAGATGATTACGACCAATCCCAACAATGTGGAACATAGCTTCGGTGCAGACGTAGCAAAACAAGCGCGTTTCCTGAAGTCTCTGATAGATGTCTCAGGTGACTTCGACACAGGACTCCGCATGTATGCTAATTACAATAATGCTGACCCAGATGTTGTAGCACAGAATGAAGAGTTGGTCGAAGCACAGATGAATGGCTACACCATCGAAGGAGTGAGACACCTTGATAGTGTCTATAGTGATGGATCCTATGATACGGTGCGCTTTGACAGTAACATGAACTCTGACCTCAGGGATGAGATTATCGACCTTGCCACAGCCTATACGACATGTGGCTACACACCTTCAGATGCAGTGAACAAAGCAGGAGCCGATGTCGTTGCTAACTTCCAGACATATCATTGGGGAGCATTTCCGAAAGCTGTCTATAGCAACATTGGTACACCAGATGATGAGGGGTATTTCACCCATGCACTCGACCAACTCTGCTATAATGCCGCAGGTGATGGCAACCCCGCAGACTCCGTACATATTAGCTACAATCGTTATACACAGATGTTCTATGCTGTGGATTGGAGCAATGATGGTGGTCATGCAGAGATGTCTCTGACTGAGGCAAGACAGATTGCAAAGCAGGACTATGATGATGCTGTGAACTATCTGGCAGAACATCCTGAGGCTTCTGATAGTGGAAGTGATGACAACAACTATGACGCTGATATTGATAGTATCAATGAAGCACGCTCTGCGGCTAGTGATGTATCATCGTATGAATTGGAGAATGAGTCTCCAATCAATTTGAGAGCAATAACGTAATGATTTAGAATAGGAGGTATTAGGTGAGTAATGATGCAAATGCCCGTGCCGTATGGGATTCATTGATTGGTCACGGACTATCCCCTGCGCAAGCGGCAGGTATCTTAGGCAATGGCTCACAAGAATCTGGATTCGAGATAGATAGTGAGGTACCTTCTACGGGTGCCTATGGTATCTTCCAGTGGCTCGGGGCACGCAAAGAAGCCCTGTTCAATGCTACAGGTGATGGTGGAGACCTCGACGCACAATTAGCGTTCTTTTGGGACGAGGTAGAGAATGACCCGTATGAAAGTGCTCAGTTCGAGAAATTCTTGAACTACCCCGACCAATCCGTTGAAGGATACACCTATGCCTTCCGCAAGTTCTGCGAGAGACCGTCAGAAGGTGAAGCAATGGACACCAATCGTATCGACGAGGCGAACCGCTACCTCTCTTTGTTTAGTGGAGATAGTCAGCCAGAGACACAACAGCCTGAGGATGATGGGTATTCCTATACAGACCTTGATATGTCTCATATCACCTCCAATCATCCTGAAGACCCTGAGCGGACGAGGCTCACAGGTTTTCAGCCTCAGGCAATCCATGGACTGAATAAGATTGCTGACTACATGTATAACACCTATGATGTGCCTCTTGTGATTACAGGTGGAACGGAATCGGGCTATCATGCTTCTGGAACCTACTCACATGAGAATGGTTGGAAAGCTGATATTGATGTCCATAATATGACCCCGAACAGCGAGGCCGGACAGAGCTTTATTGACTTTTGCCACCAGAATGGTTGGTCAGTCAACTTTGAGGATAACCATTGGGATATTGATTTCTCTGGTCAGGATTCACGTGACAAACAGAGTGATACGACTCCTAAGGGCTTCACAGGGAATGGCTTTGCCTATCTGGTAGGCCTGATGGGGGAAGGAATCACCAATCATGTCTACGAGAAACAGCGAGACCCCATGTGGGAAGACTTCGACCATGAGGTACCGAAGAGCGTTTCCTTTTGGGATGCTCTGACGAGCAACTTCCTTGATAGTGTCACATCCACGGGTACCGCCTCATTCGCACAGTGGCTTTGGGGTGGCCTTATGCACTCCAATAGTTCCTTCTGGAAAATGCAACCCGTGACACAAGATGACATTGATTATGTCAAGAATGCCTTGCCGAACGATAAGGATGCCCAGAGGTTCGTCTTGATGAATGGTCGTGACTCTGAGGAAATCAAATGGCTCGTCAATCAGAAACTCGTGGACAAGAAGCGCAGAGCAGAAGTAGAGCAATGGCGTGCCTCGAATGAAATGGGGCTCCAAAAGGCGCTGACCTATGTCGCAGGTGCCACAGGTGCTATGCTTGACCCCATGATGCTCATTCCTGTAGGGGGAGAAATCAAAGCCTTACAGATGGCAGGTCGTGTAGGTAAAGCCATTATGAACCTGAACAAGGCGAAGCAGGTTGCCCTCTATTCCGCAGAGATGGGAGCAAAGACAGCGGCAGTCGTTACCGCAGACGATTATCTGAAGGAACAATTCAATGGTGAAAAACAGGATTATGGCATGGATGCCGCAATGTCCTTCCTTGGCGGTAGTGTCTTTGGTGCCCTTGGAGGGTTCGCTAAGACTCGACCTGCTTCCATGGCGAGACGCATTGTAAACACGGCAGATAATGTAGAGACAAAAGCCCTCTTGCATGCCGCAGATGTAGATGTCTCCAAAGCCTCCTCTGAGACCATCGAGAAAGCCCTGAAGCTCCACGACCCCACATTCCGTGAGAAAGTGAACAGTAAGGCTTATGAGGCACTTGAGGTGAACCAGAGGGTCGTAGCGACAACCTACGAGAATGCCAGAAAGCTGATTGAAGAAGCAAACGGCATCAAGTTACCGGAGACAGCAAAGGCAGTCTATGTGCCAAATGAGGACTACACGTTCCTCTTGACGGATAAGGTTCAGCCCAAAGAGGTTGACAAACTCTTGAGTCATGAATTCGGTGTCCACGCAGGCCTTAGGAAAACCCTTGGTGATAAAGCCTATGATGGTCTCATGACCTATGTGGCAAAACAGGCAGAGAAGGAAGGAACAGCTTTCTTTGAAGCCCGTGCCAAAGCAGGCAGTTATGATCCAGAGGAAATCTTTGCCCAGATGGTCGAAGATAACACCCTCCCTGATTCTATGTGGTCTCGTGTGAAAGGCTCCTTCCACAAAAGGCTCAACAAGGAAGGATATGACACACACTTCTCTATGACACAGGTCAAAGAGATTATGGGGCAACAGATGCAGGAAAAGCGGAACCCTGAGGTGTTCCATACGAACCCTGATGGTTCCACGGCATTCGCAGGTCTTCAGTATTCGGAGAGCAACCTCACGAACCCCGCGACAATGGCGAACTTCTACCATCTGGAACAGCAGGTGACACGGGAGACTCAGGCTGACCTAAAAGCAGGTGTCCTGACCCGTCCGCTCCGTTGGGTGGCGAAGCACCTAGAGCAGGGAATCTTTGGCGAAGGAGTCAACTCGGTTTCCAATACGCTCCGAAAGTACACCCCGCTTATTTGGGATGATTCACAAGGGCGCGGCCTTGGCAATGTCAAAACTATTTCTGCGGAGACCAACAAGAACAGACTTGTCCAACTAATGACGAGACCCTACCTTGATTATGCCAATGCGCGACAGCGGTGGTGTGTCTCTAATCGCCATATCCCCGGTCAAGCCGCAAATGAAGCCTTTGATATGATGGTGGTCAATGCCTATAACGCAAAGTATGCAAAGAACATCGCAAACATTATCCCAGACATTCCACCTGAAGTAACAGAAGCAGTAGAGCACATGCATAAACTGAGGCAACTCATGATTAGCCTTGGGAAACGCTCCGCGAGTGATGTAGGCTCTACGGCGCGCAACATGATTGACAAAGAGTGGTATGAGGTTGATGAAGAACTTTGGAGACAGATGGATAATCAGCGTAAGATGGACTTCATCATTGGCAACTTCATCGACACACACCAAAAGACAGCAGTCGAACAAGCACGTGAGTTCTTCGACCAATACTATCGTACCTTTGTCAAAAAAGATATTATCGAAGAAAAAATCATTCGTGAGAAGAAAATGGAAAATGAGAGAATCAAGGTCGCAAATGAAGCGATGCAATCTCGTGTCTCTGACAAGAGTAAGTGGAAACCAAAAGAATTAATTCCAGAGGTTGCAACACCTCAGGAGGTAGAGGACTGGATTGATAAAGCTGTCCCAAAGGCAGTCGACTTCATTCTCAATGGTGTCTTCGACCCTGCCGACGCAAAGAACCTCGGCAACCTTGGCAACCTCTCTTTCTTCAAGGCGCGTGTTCCGATTGACACCACGGGCATCTTGAAGTTACCCAATGGTAAAGAGTTCTCCTTTGACAACAACCTCCGCACCTATGATATGGACTCGATGGTTGGCAAGGCAATCAACCGCTTCGCAGGTGAAGCAAGCCTTATGAATGTCTTTGGGAGTCAGAAGGGGCTCGATGCTTTCTTCAAACAGGCTGAGAAGGAGTTAAATTCTGCCATTGGACATGGTGTCTCAGACAAACAGGTGCAGAGGGAACTGTTGGATATGAAGAAATCTATTGCAGAGTTCCGTGGCGTCCGTCCCGAGGATGAATCAGCCATTGGGAAACTTGGAGCACTCGCACATATCCTAAGGAACTTCTCCTATGCAAAGAATGGTGCCAACATGGGTTTCAACCAGTTCGGTGAACTTGGTGGAGCGATGGCCTATGGTGGTGTGTCTCAGCTGTTCCGAATCTTCTCTCCAATCGGTAAATTAATGGAAGATGTCAAGTATGGCAGGCAGAGTGCACAACTCCTCCGTGACGCAGAAGATTATATGTTCGGCGCACAGATGGAATCCCAGATTTTCTCGGTCAACTATGGTGATAAGGTCATCAGGGAGGCGCTCACCAACCAACATGACCTTGCAAACAAGGTGCTCATTAAGGCAGGTGACATCACAGCCAACCTCGGTAAGGTGACTTCAGCTATCAACATGCTCCCGAAGATGACCGACAGCATGATGCGTGGCATGCGTATCTCGACCATGATGGATTCCATTCGTGTAGCAACGCAGGGAAAGACACCGTGGCTCCGTAACCCCTTCAGCACAAAGAAACTTCGGGCGGCTCATGTCTCAGATAAGGACTGGCAGGACATTCAGGCTCGTATTCGTCAGTATACGAAGATGGATGCCGATGGTAACATTACGTCCTTTGATGTCAAGGAATGGCAGAACGAGGATATGAATAGTTTCCTGAAGTGGTACAACCTGATTCAGCTTCAGGCAGAGCGTGCCATTGTACCTGCCAACAGACAGGGTAACAAGAACCTGCTCAAGAGTCGCAACAGCCTGACACAACTCCTGTTCCAGTTCAAGGACTACACCTTGCGTTCCATCAATGCCCAGACCATGCGTGCCTTGAAAGCCCGTGACCTTGATGATGCCTTTGCAACAATGGCCTCTATTGTCACGAACACGGCGGTCTATGCGGCTCGTGCAGGTGCTACCTATGCGGCCTATAAAGCCGCAGGTCTCGACCAGAAAGCAGAGGAATACAAGGACTACATGTTCAGCAAAGGAAATCTTGAGCGTGCCATTGCATTCCGCTCGACTATCCTTGGTTCTCCATTGTCCTTCGCGAATGATTGGTACGAGATTGCCACGGGGGCTCCGACGATTCGCACGACCGTAGAGCGGGACGCAAAGACCTATAAGAATACCAAAGAGAGAACCATGAGTGATATTGGCGGTGACCTTATCAGTCAGATTCCTGCCCTAAGTGCAGGTGTCGAACCTCTGCTTCAGGTCTACCATGCCTTTAGTCATGCAACGAATGATAAGACAACCCAGAAGGACTTCAAGAACGCCTTGAAGCTCCTGCCGATTCCGAACTTCATTCCGCTCACGGTTATTCAGCAGTACCTAGTGAATCAGTCGGGCTACCCAGAGAAGAAGAGATAAGGAGGTTATATGTCGATTGTGATAGATGCCACCTACGATGGTGGTAGACATGAATATTCTATTCCCTTCCCATACTTGGAAAAAGCATTTGTGAAGTGCAAACTCAATGACAAAGAGTTGACCATCAACGTGGAGTACGAGGTGGATGGTAGCACCCTCACCTTGTACCGCGACACACAGGCTACAGATACCATCAAGATTTATCGCCAGACCACGACCGACCGTCTGGTGAAATTCCATGATGGTTCAGTCTTGCGTGAAGCTGACCTGACGATGCTTCAGCTTCAGCTTCTTCATGTCATCGAGGAAAAAGGTAGCTTCACGATTACAGAGCTTCAGCAGGACGTAAGACAGCTTCAGGTAGAGCGTACCGTGAACCTTGCGGAGGGTGTGTCTTGCACCCGTGGCACCCTGCTTGGCTATAAGGCAGGAGGGTTCGTAAAGGCTACCATGAGTGACTATACAACACTTGCAGATGTCGTGATTGCCTTAGCTGACTCACATAATGGGAAGGTCAAAGTATTGGAACAGGGGCAGTATGCGGTAACAAATGCTCCAGATGGCAGTACCGTGTACGTAGGGGAGGAGGGCGTTTACCAAACGTCACCTCCGAATACTGCGGGTTCCTATGTGAAAGTAGTAGGTTATATCGAAGGTGATGTTATGCAATTCCACCCAGATAGCCTTGCGATTCAGTTAGCTTAATAGAGATTGGAGGAGATATTTTGAAGCGTATAAATCCGGGAATACTATGTGCATTTGATGCTTATGATAGAGCCTCACAAAAAGGTGCGAATGATGCACCGTCGAAGATACTACAAACCACTTATTGTGTGGGATTAAGTAGCATAAGTGGCTCTTATGTAAGAATGACAGGGTTACCCGAAAACTGCACAGAATTGTGGTTTTCTTTTGATATGACGCAGACTGACCGCAATGACCTAGGGGCAGAATTTACTGTGAAGTTTTCTGATAACACTCTTCCGTACATTCACATAGATAAGAGTGGTGCCGTTGAGATTTGCTCGTCCGATAATCAGGTGCTCTACAATAAAACTAATGTTAACCCTTGGTTCAACACAAATAAAAATCTTGAAATCCATATCAAGACAGGAGAGAATGGTAGAATTGATATATGGAAGGATACAAAACTGAATACATCCTATCGTTCACCTTCTGCATTCAACGACACCATAAATATGGTTGAGATTCGTGGTGGCGTATCCTATCAAGGGGCTGAATTATGCTTTGCCCATTTCATCCTTCAGGACACTCGCCGTATCGGTTTGGAGAAGTTCAAGAAACTTACCATTGACCCAGACACAGAGCAGAATATGCCTCAGGGCTCCACGACAACCTATAAACTCAGCGGACTCTCGGATGCCACGGAGTTCTCAGACATCACTTCGGTATGTGCGGTACTTCAGGCAACCTCTCGTGACGCAAACATCTCCACGGGTACCTTCAGTCTCGAAGGGGCTGACGTAGGAACCGTTGATGTCTCGGATTCCTCTGGTAAGGCTTATGAGATTGCTCATGCGGAGACCAATAGCCTGACAGGGAAACCGTGGACACGAGATGACATCGAAGGGAAGACTCTGAGTTTCAAAGTGAATGGAGCTAGTTAATTATGGCTCTTGTAGGTAAGACAGATGGATATGCTGTCTATGTGAAACAAGGTGTAGCACTTGACAACACATTACCTGAGGGTGCAGGAGGTATCACACATGCCTATGCAACCTACAACGAGCATAAAGGTCTCGACATCCGTAAACTAGAGGTCTACTTCACCTACAAGCAGGACGATAAAATTAATTTGTGGGAAGGTAGCGATGTTGCTATCGATGGTACCACAGAAGCATTTGTCACCTATCGACCTCATGATGGCCTTGACATCAGGAAGATAGAGCCATATACCCTCTATCGACCACATGATGGTCTTGACATCCGCAAGCTAGACCTCTATTTCCTCTACAAGCAAGAGGATAAAGTAGGCACCTTCCAGATACCTTATGGTATCGGAGGAACCATTCATGCCTACATCCTTCAGAAGCTCAACACCTTGGTAGGATACCTGAATATGTACGACACGGAGAAGGTACAGGCAATCGTCTTGGGTAGTGACCGCTATCCATTGAAAGACATTCAGTCCTTCAACGACATCCCATTCTTCAACAACAACACAACAGACGAAGGAGGCTGATACTATCACATTCCATCATTTTTGGACACAGACAGAGCTTTGTGTCGGAGCTATCGCAGGGATGCTTTGGGCATTCCTTGACTTCTGCCTTGGGGGAATCGACACACCCATCAAAGCCTTGGCTATCCTCATGTGCATGGACTTCATCACAGGGGTAGCGGCAGGGTATCGCACAGGTGCCCTCAGTTCTCGCGTAGGTGCCAAAGGTCTCATGAAAAAGGGAGGCATTTTCCTCTGTATCATCATTGCGTGTCTTCTGGATATGGCGATGTCCATGAACATCTTCAGAGGAATGGTCATCTCGGCCTTTGCTATCATTGAAGCAATGAGCCTTGTAGAGAACGTAGACCGCATGGGATATGGAGCATACATCCCTGAGTTTCTTCGGGTTCGCCTGAAGCAGATGGCAGATGAGAAAGTAACAGTAAAAAAGGAGGAGGATAAGAGTGGAAAGAGTTAATATCAAGGACACCCATCTACAATTCAATGGTACCTTGAGTGATCGCGAGGTGACGGACATGATTGTCTTGCATCATACGGGTGGTGCTGATATTGATGCAAGTGCAGAGGAAATCGACCGATGGCATAAGAACAATGGATGGGCGGGCATTGGTTATCATTACGTCATTCGCAAAGATGGCACGATTGAGAAGGGGCGTCCTCATTGGAAAATCGGCGCACACGCTTATGGTGAGAACTGGCACACGTTGGGGATTCATCTGAGTGGTGACTTCAGCGAAGCGGAGCCTACGGACGCACAGATTGAGTCCACGGCGATGCTTCTGGCAAACCTTTGCACGGACTATGGCCTCCCGATGGATGGTGAGCACATCGTTGGGCATCGTGACCTCATGGCTACGGATTGTCCCGGTGACAACCTCTACCATGAGATTCCGACCATCATTGGCAAGGCGAATTGGTACGCTAATCAGTAAGGAGAATAGAATATGGCATTGCAACAGATTAAGAGCTTCTTCCTGTCTCATTGGAAGGAGCTTCTTATTTTGTTGTCTATCCTTATCATGGGTGTCCTCTTATGGAGGGTCAACACCCTTGAAAGGACTGTAGACAACAAGACACAACAGGTCAAGGTTATGGATGAGAAACACGCAGAAGACCTCAACTCTCTCAGGAACCAGTTGAACTTGAATAAGCAGAATGCAGAGACATTGCAGAAGCGAATCATCGAAGCACAGCATGGCCTGAGACAGCCTGAGATGGTCTACAAGGAGGTTGTGAGCTACGGGGATAGTCCTGTTAAGGTCATTGAGGAAAAGCTCGCTACAGGCGATTCTACGCTCCCTCCTGAAGCCTTGGAGAAAACCGATAGGACGGTTGTCGTGGAGCAGAAGGACAACCCTGAGATTCCCGTAGGTATCTATAAGATTAACACCTACAAGAATTGGGAAGTCGGCACAGGTATTGGTGTCCAGAACGATAACCCCTATATTCCTTTGAGTGTCCAGAGGAACTATGATAGGAACCACTCCATCATGCTCGAAGCCCATTATGGACTGAAAGACCAACAGGTCAATGGTGGAGAGGTGCAATGGAAGATACACTTCTAAAAAGGAGGTAGATAACGTGGCAACCGTAAAGATGACACAGGCAATCGTAGACAAGATTGCAAAGATGGAAGTAGATGCTCTGCTTGATGGTCTGAGTGACCCAGAGCTTTCTAGGAACCCTGCTTTCCTCGCGAAGGTACGACAGTTCCTAAAGGATAACGACATCGTGACCACCACAGAGACAGAGGGCGTGGAGCGTCTGATTCGCGACATTAACAACATCCCAGACCTTGTGGGAGATGAGACCATCCAGTGAATTGGTCTCAGAAGGATATTGACAAGGCAAGAGAGAACTTTTGGGCTTTCGTATACATCGTATGGAAGTCCATTGGTCTCCCGAAGCCAACCCCGATTCAGGTAGACATTGCGCAGTTTCTACAGAACCCTCCCTCTGACCGTGTGATTATTCAAGGGTTCCGTGGCGTGGCAAAGAGCTTCCTGACATGCGCCTATGCGGTATGGAGACTGTGGTCTGATAGAGACCTAAAGGTCTTGATTATTTCAGCCTCAGGAGACCGTGCTGACGCAAATGCTCGCTTCATCAAGAGCATTATCCATACCATTCCTTTCCTTGAGGACATGAAGGCCGACAAGACACAGCTAGACACCCAGAACCTCTTCAGCGTGGGTGGAGCGCAGGCCGACATTTCCCCTTCCGTAAAGTCCGTAGGTATCACGGGGCAGATTACAGGTACTCGTGCAGACCTACTTATCTCCGATGACGTAGAGGTTCCGAAGAACTCTGGTACACAGCTACAGCGCGACAAGCTGGCTGAGGCTGTCAAGGAGTACGACGCTATCCTGAAGCCGAATGGTCAGATTATCTACCTTGGTACGCCCCAGAATGAGGCAAGTCTTTACAACATCCTGCAACAGCGTGGCTACATCACGAGAATCTGGCCTGTCCTCTATCCGGAGTCTCAGGTAGAGCGGGAGTCTTATGGTGACAATCTGGCACCCTTCATCGCCCAGAGGTACGATAGCGACCCGGAGAAGTGGGCAGGGAAACCAACAGACCCAGAGCGTTTCGATGACATCGAGATTGCGAAGCGCAAGCTGTCCTATGGTCGTGCGGGGTTCGCCCTTCAGTTCATGCTGAACACGAACCTCTCTGACTATGAGAAGTACCCTCTAAAGGTCGCTGACCTCATTGTAGAGGAACTGGACATGCACGAGACATCAACGAAGTGGTCATGGGCAAATGGTATTCAACAGAGACTACAGGACATCCCATGCGTCGCCATGAAGGGGGACATGTACTATGCGCCTCTGAGTCGTTCCCCAGAGACCATGCCGTATACGGGTACCGTTATGGCTATCGACCCATCAGGCAGAGGCAAGGATGAGAGTTCCTACGCGATTATGAAGTCTCTGAATGGCTACTTGTTCCTCATGGATGTCGGGGGATTTGAGGAAGGCTACAGCGACCTCACCCTGACGAAGATGGCACAGCTTGCAAAGTTTTGGGAGGTAAACGAGGTTGTCGTAGAGGCGAACTTCGGTGACGGTATGTTCACGAAGGTCATGACACCTATCTTCTCGAAGATTCATCCATGCGTCATCACAGAGGTCAAGAACACGAAGCAGAAAGAGCTTCGCATCATCGACACCCTTGAACCAGTGCTCATGCGACATAAGCTCATTGTCAACCGTAGCGTCATCGAGAACGACTACAGACGCTATGAGACCAATCAGGCATACTCGTTGATTTATCAGATGACGAGGATGTGTCGTGATAAGAACGCCATTGCTCATGATGACCGTCTGGATGCCGTGACGATGGCTACATCCTATTGGCTCGATAACATGGATGTGGATTCCGATAGGCTCCCAGAGGTCTCTGAGATGGAACTGGAGGACTGGATAAACGAAGGTCTCCTAAAGAGAGCAGAGCCAACCAATAAGTGCCTTAGGAACATCAAGGAACTCAGAGGTCGATAAAGTTCACCTAGAGAGGACAAATCGCACTTTTTATTGATTTTCCTCTCATATAGGTGAGACACAAGTTACTTAAAAGTCAATAAACCCAATACGAAGTCCTAGGTGGGACACAAGGTGAAGAAGAGAGAGAAAAGGTTATATATAGTACCTACTAGGTGTCTCATGTCCACAGACGGAGTATGTGTCTATGAGTGGTGTAGTAGGTAAGATATTTTGTATAAGCTCCTAAAGGCTAACCTAAAGGTGACGTGACAAAGTTATCTAAATGATGTACTAGGTTAGTCATGGTGAGAGACAGTCTATATAAAGATTGCTACCTCTATTATTTATATAAATAAACAGAATGAATAATAAAGGTAATAGACCATAAACAGATAAAGAGGTAAGATGTATGAGGTATATTATATAATGATAGAAGATGAAATGAACAAGTTATATAGTAGTAAGTCTGGTCAATGGGATAAGGCAATAGCCTTTAGTGCTAAAGATGTAGCAATCATGCTAAACCTACCTCTGTCCTCCGTTACAAGGTACATGAGAGAGGGTAAACTAAAGACCTTCAAGGTAGGTAGACACTACAGAGTCACTCGTTTGTCTCTGTATAGATTCATCGAGAATCACGAGTGTGTATGTGTAATATAAGCACCAATAAGCACCAAACAGCTTATAAATCCTTATATATAGAGGTATGAAAAATATTTCCATGCAGTATTTTCAAGAATAACCATAGGAGCTCAAAGACCCCGGAAGTCAGCAACGACAAGCGTTGCCGCTTTTTCGGGGCCTTTTCATTATTGCCTCGTTTTGCTCGTTATCTGCGTGGATAAGCACCAATAAGCACCAATAAGCACTATTTAGCACTCGCTAAAAGCTTCTATTGCGTATTCTGGTAAATGAAAATCGCAAATCCGGTAATAAAGGCCTGTATAGTTGCGCAGTACATTATAAGAGATGTGAGGCGATGAAACGTAAAAAGCCCACCATTAACTACTACATCATAGTAATCAATGGTAGGCAAGAGGGCGAGCACGACACGCTATACAAAGTACTGACACTACTTGTTAGTATAGCAAGTCTGGTTGTTGCCATCGTCCTTAGGTAACCAAAGGGAGGCTAGCCGGGCTAGTCACAGGCAGGCAACCTCCCGATTACCTAAATTATATCACAAGATGAGAAAAGAGGGAAGTGATGTATTATTATTTCATTCTGCCCGAATTGCAATAATAAGTTGAACACCCGGCGAACCTTTATGCAGTAAGTGCTG